CATTCAATCCCGTAACAGCCGCGCTTTCTTGTTGCAACACATTTTGCACAGCTTGTATTCCATTCAACAAAGCAATTGCACCCTGTACTTTCTGCATTGTTTTTTGCAAGTCCTCATTTTCTGATCCAAACAAAGCAGCTGCCCCCTCGGCAATTCCAAACGCTCCCGCTATGCCTTGCACCCCTGACACTACGGCGTCAATTCGACGAGTGTCTGAGCTGAAATAATTAATCTGAGCCGATACGTCTCCAACCTTATCTTTAATTTCCCCCGCAGATTGAATGATTTTATTTGCCATCCCTTGGAATTCGGGTCCAAGCGCTTGCACTTTAAGAGCTAAATTTTGTAACTGAGTTACGGCTCTTTTAGTGTTGGCAGATGCTGCAATTCGATTGAAGTCTTTCTCAATCTGTTTCACCGTCGAATCCATGGCGGTGCTGATTTTATCACCACTTGCACCCGTAATCCTTACAGCATCTTGAAAACCTTTTTTCAAGCCATCAATGTCCGCGCCTATGACAATATTTATTTTATTTTCAGCCATTTTTTATAATATTATTTTATACCCACTCTCTAAAAGCATGAAATCGCCACTTTCTAAAAGCATGAAATTACCCGCGCTTTCAAGCGTAGTGTTGTAGTGAATTATATAATCCTGCGCGATGTGGTAAATTCCCTCTTCACCTGCGCTGTCGTCACTGAGTAAAACTTCATTATCGAATTTCGCTTGGTGTACCACTACAGAATTAAACGTCCCAGGGTTAATCTGCATAGCCGTTCTGACTTTGTCAGCTACCGACAGACAGTCAACAAGTGTAAGCGCAAAAATTGAAATCTGCACTCGGGCGAAATCAGATTTTGAATAGCTCGATTGAGTATTATTCGCAACCAGGGAAACTTGGTAATAAGATATAGCAGGAAAGCTCGTCGCCTGCGGTAGCCTCAATGGACTTATTCTCCCACTTACAGCAGTGTTTAACGCGCTGTTATTCGTTAGGATGTTATAAACTGCTTTTAAAGATTTCACAGCCGCAATTTATCGAATAACTCTTTATTTTGAGTTACAAAATTAACGACGTCAATCGGATCAGATTTCTCCCATGAAAATACACAAAGATTCTGAGGTTTTATCGGCTTGCCTTTTTTCGCGTGCGGGCTCAATATCATGGCGGCCAGCCAACGCGTTCGCTCCATTTCTGCACGATAGCGCTGCTGTGATTCATTCCGCATGCCTTCGAGGCGCGTTCTAAAATATAACGGCGTCACATTTTCCCATTCGCTCGGAGTGAGCGACATTTCGCCCCAACCTATTCGATTTATGTCCGCCCAACTGAGCGGCTTTTGATTTATTGAGCCTTCTGATCGAGACTCTTCGGCTGAAAAAAATCGCCCACCGCCTTAGTAAATGCCTCAACAGCTGGGTTTAAATCTTCAAAAGAATCAATGTCGTCGCCCAAATCCTCACTTGTTTTATACGGCATCTCTATTCCTTCGCGCTTGCATCCTGCTTTTATTCCATAAAACGCGCAGTCTCGCGCAAATTTTAATGATTTTACAAATTCCATTTTGTCACCAAACGCAGAAAAATCCTCCATTTGTGAAGCCTTCATGACATTTTCGATTGCTGTCATGTTAAAAAATATCGGCAAGTTTTTAAATTCCATAGTGCAAATATAATAAAAAAAGGGAGCCGAAGCTCCCAATTGATGGAATATGAAAGAACACTACTAATTTTTAAACAGTTCCAACGGTCAATGTTCCGCTGCCTTGTAAGCTGCAGCTGAATGTTGCCACGTCGTTAACAGGTGCGCTCCATGCAAAGTTAGTCAATAAAGCTGAACCTGACAACTTCATGTCGCCAGTTACGTTTGAAGTCATTACAACTGTTATCAATTCGCCCGCAACTAAATCTGCGATTATATCTTTTGCAGATAATACGCCCGACCCAACTGAGCCATCCTCTTCGAAAATACCTTCAAAGCTCATTGTCCAAGAGTTCAAGCCTACTAAAAATTCTTTGTAGTTACCGCCGTCTTTATTTGTTGCGTCGATGGTGTCTTTTGTCATCTCGAAATCAGCACTTGTGCCGTTTGCGATTTTTGTTAGTGTGCCTGATACGTCCTTGTATAAGCTCACTAGAGTTCCGTTTACTAGTCCTGTGGTAGCCATTTGTATATTATTTTAGTTTTTCTGTTGCAAGTTTATATATTTTCTTGAAAACATTGGTTACAATTGTGTTCTTATGCTTGTCGAAAGCAGGGCGCATAAATGGTCTCGCTGTTATGTAGCCTCTATTGAATCCGTCTTTTGTTTTTCTCCATGTCGTACCAAACTCAAAAGTATGCGCAAGCTGGCCTCTGTGAGAGCCATAATATCGCGGCCCTATCAATACGGTTGTGGGAAACTGATCTTCTTTTTTTTCAATAAACCAAATCGCTTGTCGAATATCTTCGCTTGGAGCGTTGGCTCTCGCGTCGATTATAATGCCTAAGGATTCCTTGCGGATAATATGTTTTATTTTGTCGTACTCTAAGGACTTTCCAGCCTCTTCGAGCGCATTCATTACCTTAAAAATGTCAATATTCCCCTGGCCTATTTTATTGCCTGTGCTGTATCTAAATTTTCGAGCCATTTATTCCGTCAATTGAGTCATTACTTTCATGTACATATCGCGATCAATTAATTTAATTGAAATGATATTATAATTTTTCCCGTTATGCTTAACGCGGTCGTTCACCCCTATGCTCATATATCGCATAGTAAAATTAACAACTTGTTTATTCTCTCGGGTGTCCGCATAAATCCCCTCAGTGCCACCATCTGCAGGCTCATAGGTCGACCACGCGTCGGCGAGCTTAGACCAAGTTTTTACACGCTCACCCGTGTCTGAGTTTACGCTATTTGTGTAGCGATAAATTTCAATTGGGGCGTCAAACCTTCCTGCGTTCATTATCCGAATACTGAAATTTTATACTTATCTAATAAATGATTTGCGCCGAATGGCATATCACTCGAAATCGTTCCAACAATTATATTCTGCCTGTTGTCGTAATACTGCGCAATCATAAGCATACAGGCAATTTTAACAACCTCGGGGAATGCCTCAGGCGTAAAGCCCTCTGTAACCTCTGCAATATATTTTGTGTTGTCGTCTGTCAAGCTTGTAGGTAAAGAATTGACGTAAATATTGAGCCCAAAATTAGCAAACAAATCAGGAGAATCAATATAATCGGCTGCGCTAAATTCAACCAATGAATTACTTTCGTTAACATAGTATAAATGATCTAATGAAATAACCCTCGAAGGAACTCTCAAATAGTTTCCAATTGTCATTGGCGCCCCATTCAATGGATTCATCATTGCGGATTGGCCTGCAAGCTCAGCAAATCCATAACGGACTACGGCTTCCTGAATTGAGAATCCAACATAATGAGAGGCAGCCTCAAGCGATGCGACAATAAGAGTTGTAATGTATGAGTCGTCAGAAGTGTGAGTCACTCTTAAATGTGCCTTAGCCTCAGATAATGAGATATAATCCGTTGCTGTGTTAGAGAGAGATACTATGCGGCTGCCTGTGATCATGTTAGTCGAATTCGGGATTAATTGGTTTTTTCTTAGATGCTGTTTTTACCTCTTCCGCATAGCCTTCCTCGATAAGCATCTCAGCTTGTTTTGTTTCAAGTTCAGCCACGTCGCCAACGCCATAAGATAAATTTAAGGCAATTGGATATTTGATGAATTTAATTTTTTTCATGTTAGCAAACGAAGGGGAGAATTAACCCCCTTCGCTTCACACGGAAACGCCGTGCCGTTTTATGATTAGGCTACAATGTCCTTACACACTGCAAATGCTTTTGGCTGTAATAAGTTTACATCCATGTAAGCATTCAACACCATGTTAGTTAAGCCTGCAGTTGCGCCGCTGTAAGGGTCAACAGTAAGCTCCATGCCGCCCCATGATGCTACAGCTAATTTGCTGAAATCACCAAAGATCATTGCTGACAAAGTTGAGCTTGTACCTTTTGACAAATCAGAAGGAACCAAAGTTGAGGTTTTCAAAGTGTAACCATTCAACTCACCCGCGCCGCTTTGCAAAATGAAGTTACCTTCCACACCGCTAGCTTGTCTAGCTGTGCTTTGCAAGGCTGCTTTTACTAATGGGTTAGTAATGTAAGCCTGTCCCATTCCGTTATTGGATTCAACAGATTTCATCAAATTAACTACGTCCTTCCAAACTGCTGCAATACCGTTCGCATTGGTTGAGTTTGAAGTTGCGCCGCCCGCGTAAACAACGTTAGTATTTGCGTTGCCGATTATACCTGTTGGCTCGTTAGTTCCGCCGCCTTTGATAGCCGCTTTCTCAAGTTCAATCGCCATTGCATTAATCAAATATTGACGAACATAAGCATCAATGCTATTTGATGACTGTCTCAATAATTGGTTTGAAACTTGGATGTAAGCTGCCAATCTTTTTGGAGAGAAAGTGATTTTTGAAAATGCAGGAGATTTCTCAGTCGCAGTTCCGTTCTCAGTATTCCATCCTGCAGCAGGTTGAGTGCTAGCTGTTGGAAGATCTAAGTTTCCAGTCAAGCCGTCAAAACGAGTGATTCCTAAACCGTTTAAAATAGTTTGAGGCAATAACACGTCAATGATTCCGCCAACAGATGTTTGAACGTTTACACCGCCTTCGCTACCTGAGGTACCTCCTGTAGCTGTCATGTCACGCTTAAACACGTCAGACGGCAACAATACAGAATGAGCGCTTACGCTTACGCCTGCACGTTGGAACTCATCTGCAGCTTCTTTGTGCATCTCAAATTCAACACCATCTCTGCGGCCTGTTGTAGCCTGCTCGATAGCTCTTTTAAAGCTATACTGTGCAGCCATTTTAGAACGCTCAGATTTTTCGCTAGTTGAAGCGGCGCCGTAAACTGGAGCGCTAGCAACTTTCTCAGATGCTCTCATTTGCAATTTTTCAAGAGTTTCAGTTTCGCTTGCGATTACGTCCAAACGTGCATCGATTTCAGAGAAACGAGTTTTTTCAGTTTCAGTCATTGAACGCGCTTCGGTGTTAATGCTGTTTTGAAGTCCGTTCAATTCCTCGATTAAACGTCCTTTTTCTTCTTTCAAAGCTTTGATTTTCATTTATATTTTAGTTTTAAGATTTCAATTTGATCAGATTCGTTTTGTTTTTTTGGCTTAGTCATATCTAAGCTGCGAGCCTCTGCCTCTGTGTCTACATACGCTGGGTATGTCACTGGGCTAACATCATAAAGCTCGTCGATTTCTTTAATCACATGAAGTGATAAATCGCCGTATTTATCAGATTTCTCCCAGCTTCTATCTGCCACGGTGAACGCAAATGAACTCTGAGTTATATCGCCGCGCATAATGCTGCGCGCAACTTGAACGTGAAGCGGGTTTTCATAGTCAGGCGTCCAAGTATACTCTAAGTCACCTTTTGTATTTACAAACACTTTACAAGTGTTTGCCTTGGTGCGCCCCAAAATTAACTCGCTCTCATGATTAAATAAGCAGCGAATATCGTAATCTTTTTTTAACGCGTTATCAAATGCGCCTTTCTCGATGCGCTCCTCGAAATATTTTAAATCAGTTGTAACTCCAACCACGGCAGCAATGCCGCCAAATTCAGTTGGCATATTTTCGCCCTCTGCTCTGTATTGGATGTTCCCTGTATATCTTAATGTTTTCATGCCTGTGTATTATTATTGTTGCCGTCAGGATTATTATTTCTGTACGCGGAAGCTTCGAGCTGTTTTATCTTAGCATCCATGTACTCAGAGAATTGATCAGCAGGAATGAGATTCGCTTCAACATAGTACTTCTCGCCGCCTTCAAATCCGTTTGCATCCTCGAACGCTCTCGCCTCGTTTGGTGAAAGCCAGCCGCCGCGAATCCCTTTGTTGTAGAAATCAGCTCTGTCGTTTGCAGAAGCTCTTAACAAAGAGTTAAAATTGAATTTAAAATAAAACAATTTTTTATCGTTCTCGGTTAATAACTTTCTGCGAAGTTCCTGCTCTATATTAATGCAGTAACTCATTAACGTGCGAGAATAAAAGTCCTGATATTCCTGCTCTACGCTGGATTTTATTCCATCCTTAGCGCCTATCATTGAGGCAGGCACTCCGAAAATACGGGCGATTTCCTCAGCTGAGAATTGGCGAGCTTGAATATATTGAGCTTCCTCAGGCGACATCGAAAGTTTTTCCATCTCGACACCATGCGGAAGCACTGTGCTTCGTTGGTTTCCTTCAATGACATCATCCAATGATTTACGCAATGGAGCAGCCTGCGCCGCATCAATTTTGGATTGAGATTTCAAAAGAAATTTTAAAGTTCCATTTTTATATACTGCGGCGCTCGACTTAATGGCTGCGAGGTCAATGCCCAAACTTTCAGCATGCATCTGAATTGGTGAACGACCTGTTAAGGGATTATCTACAGAAAGCCCTTTGAAATGAAGCATGTCACTTGCAGGAACTACACTCGGGAAACCCGCAGCGCTTACCCTGTAAAAAAGTTCTCCGTCCATTATATATGCAGTAACGCTGTCTGCAACTATTGGGTGAATTGATGTCGCGATGAATCTCTCGTCTCTGTTAATTAATGCATAAGCGTTACCCTTTAAAACTAACTGAGCGGTCATGTACTTCATGAAATCAAATTTCGTTTGGTACGCGTTCGGCTCGTTTAATACATAATTTGAATAGTGAGCGACAACTTGGCGCTTATTGGTGCCGTCGTCGAAATATAATTTAAATGAAAGCCCAGCGATGGCGTCAGATATAACGCGCACACAGGCGTGCACACTCGCGATGCTCATTGCACTTTGAGTGTTAACAGCTTGACCGCTTGTCGTTTGACTTCCAAACAATGAAGTAAGCGACTGAATAAGCCAGTCACTCGGAGCTGTGAGGCTTGAGCGCTGTTGTGTTTTTGGTTTAAATATGCTTAACAATGAAGCCATGCCACAATATTAATTTAGAGATTTATTTTTTTTGTTACAATTTAGGATGAGTTTTAAGATACCTGCTAAGCGTCGCCCGAAATACAACATAACTGCTGTACTTATTTTTACCGTATTTCTCGCGGTGCACAGACTCACAATATTCGTATGCCTCGCCGTAAGTCTTGAAGTTCGGCAATTCATTATAATACATGATTATAAAATCTTCGTGACTATATATTTGTAAACCATAGTTCTGCATCTGTTTCGTTTTTTGTTTGATCCTGCATATAAGTTCCGAGCGCCATCACTATCGAGACAGGTCCGTCGACCTTATCGCCTGACTTACCCTTGTCAATTTTAATATTTGCCGCTGGGTCTGTTCTGAGTAATATATTCGACATCATCCATCTCGTGACTGGATTCCCGTCGTGATGAATCTCTTTTGTATTAACAAGTCGTTCGAGTTCTTTTGTAGGCGCCGACATACTAACAAACCCCTGACCGAATGGGTACATCGTTAAACCTTCATTACCTAGCTCAATGACTAGCTGCGTTGCGTTAAATCTATCAAAGGCCACATCTTTAATTTCGTAGCGCTCAGATAGTTCTAATATCTTTGATTTGATAAATGAATAGTCAGTCACATTGCCGTCAGTGATTTCAATCCAACCATCGAGTCCCCATTGGCGAATTGAGACACCTATCTGATCATTCCGCCTGCGAGCGGCATCGCTCGGCAGCCAATACCATGTTTTTACCTTGTAGCCGTCGTATGGCCAAATTAAACTGAAAGCGCAAAAGTCGCCCGTTGTCGCTAAATCTAATCCGCCATAACAAACGCCCATCGGCTCCTCATCCATAAAGCACTCACCCCACTTCTCGTCGCTTATCCAAGTTGTGGCTGTGTCGGTCCACACGTTCAACAGTTTAGTTTTGAATTCGACTTGTTTGTGAGGTAATTCGCGAGCTTCGTTCAAGCCTTCCTCGAGTTGTCTCGGGTTTACGCTTACTCCCCAGTTGGGATTAGCTTTTTGCCAATTTTCGGAATTCATCCAGTCGTCACCGTCGTCGAGCGTGTATATCATTGAAAACAAAGCGTCGTCGTTTATGCCGCCGCCTAGTACCTTAACACAATATTCGCGATGTTTAAAACACGCCGACTCTTTATTGAATCCTGCTGTCGTAATCGTAAACAATAAAGGCTGCGACCTTGCCCCCATAGAATTACGAATAACATTATAAAGCTCATCATTGCTATGCGCGTGGTATTCGTCAATACAGCAAAAATGTGTATTCAACCCGTCTTGTTTCCCAGGATTCCACTCGAGAGGTCTGTAAAATGAAGTCCCGTAATTTATGCGCCTGTTGTTAACAGAGTTGTAAACATCTACAGCATCCTTCACCCAGTCAACCTGTTTACAAACTCGGGCGCCCTCTGAAAATACCATCATTGCCTGATCTAGTTTAGTCGCGGCGCTGTACACCTGCGCCCCTTCCTCGCCATCGGCTATGAGCCCGTAAATCATTAAGGCGTTAGAAAATGTCGACTTGCCATTTTTACGAGGAACTTCGATGTAAGCTCTCGTAAATCTTCGAGTTCCGTCAAGCTTAACAAATCCGAAAATATTCGCTACAATAAAATGCTGCCAGGATTCAAGCTGAAATTTTTTCCCAGCGTACAAGCCGACAGTGTGCTCAAGTTCCTCAATAAATGTAACGGCGTGTTCATACAAATCAGAATCGAATGAAATATCTGAGCGCTGCAAATCTGTCTCAAATCGCTTGCACGCGTTAACAACGTGCTTGCACGCTTTCACTCGACCAGTCAGGACATCGTTACAATATTGGATCGCTCTGCTCACTGGCTGTCGTTGTTCGATTCTCAAAATATTTTTTATTCAAGTTTGCCGTGTATTCGTTTCTGTACACGATAGGCTCATGATTCCACAAACCAAATTTATCACACGGCTGATATTTGCCGCCGTGAGCCATCTCAATAATAAATCCGTTACCCGATTTTTTGATTCTGTATTTTCTTGCCATTGGTTAATAGTTCTAATTTTGAAACCTTTGTTGTTTGCTTATCTTGAATCTGAGTGAGTTGCAGTTGTTTCGCTAAATCCGTTACAATTTTAAGCGATTGCTTTCTAATTGTGTAAAAAGGGTTAATCATTAAATAACCGCTAGGCGCCTCAGTGACCTCATTTGTTTTCGCTATTTCTTTACACGCCCGCTCGTATGTCTCGAGCTCGACGGCGTAAGCCTGAATCAAAACCAAGTCTACGCAATTCTTATTCCGAGAGAATTCCTCGAGCGTTTCGTTATAAATTTCTTGTGCTCTTTTGTTTAAGTGTTTCATATTTGC